CTTGTGTCATTGCATTATTAGCCGCATTTTGGTATTTACCCGTTGAATCTATTGGTGGTGCTGCATTAGACTTTCCATTGGGATCAGTAGCCCGTTCAGGCGGCTTCTTGCAAGCAATGGGAACTTGGACTTTAGATGCTGGTTATGGCGTAGATGACCTATCCGCTTTTGTTACTAGCATGGGCGAGGTTATTGTTTACAAGGGTACAAACCCTAGTGATCCTAATGCTTGGTCTGAAGTCGGTGTATGGCAGATGGGTCAAACATTTAGCCGTAGGTGCTTCTTTAAATGGGGTGGTGACCTTTTATTGCTAACCCAAGACGGTTTAGTGCCAATGTCTGCCGCCTTGCAGTCATCCCGTTTAGACCCACGAATTAACCTGACAGATAAGATTTTTTATGCTGTAAGCCAAGCGGCTACCAATTTTTATGCCGAATTTGGTTGGCAAATTAACTATTTTGCTAGTGAAAATATGCTTATTTTGAACATTCCTGTAGGCACAGGATATGAGCAATATGTAATGCACACCATTACAAAATCTTGGGCTAGATTTACTGGGATAAACGCTATCTGCTGGGAAGTAGCGGCAGACAATAAGATTTACTTTGGTGGTAACGGATTTGTTGCCCAATTTTATTCAGAAAATTCTGATGCTGGGTCAAATATTGTTGCAAATGCACAGCAAGCCTACAGCTATTTTGACAGCCGTGGACAACTTAAACGCTTTACCCTAGTTCGCCCTATACTACAGACAAATTATGGCTTACCAACTGTTTTATGCGGTATTAGCACGGATTTTGACACAATACCGCTTACCAATCAGATAGCCTTTAATCCATCTACATTGGATGCAGGTATTTGGGACACGGCATTATGGGATAACGCTAACTGGGGCGGTAATCTTGTAATTACTAGATTGTGGCAAGGGGTCAACGGACTTGGATTTAGCGGTTCTATTAACTTGAATGTGGCATCACAGGGTATTGAGTTTCATTGGGCATCAACCGATTATGTAATGGAGAAGGGTGGAGTGCTTTAGTGCTATGTTTTGACAAAGATTTATTAGGGCCATTTATTGCCCAAAAGTTAAACATGGTATGGACACCCGAAAATTCTACGACAATTGGATGGGTTAAGGATGAAATAGAAGCAGTAGTTTGGTATGAGGATTTTAATAAAAAGTCGGTAACTTGCCATATTTACCTTGAAAAAGGATTAAATAAGCAATATTTAGCTACCATTTTTGACTATCCTTTTATACAATTAGGGGTAGATAAGATTGTTGCCCCAGTAGTAAGTAGTAACGACAAGTCGGTAGAGTTTGTCAAGAAATTGGGGTTTGAGGAACAAGCACGATTACTTGATGTTTTTCCTACTGGAGATTTGTTGTTTTTTGTAATGTCAAAAGACAAATGTAGATTTTTAGGAGAAAGATATGGGAAAGTCAGCTAGTGCTCCCCCAGCACCCGACTATACAAGTGCGGCAAAGGAAACAGCAGCAGGAAATCTTGATGCGGCAAGAGCCGCTACTGCGGCAAACCGTGTAAATCAATACACTCCTTATGGATCGCTTGAATATAAAGTTTCAGGTGAAGACCCGTATGGCAATGCCACTTGGTCAGCTACTCAATCCCTTGCTCCTGCACAGCAACAACTTTTAGATTATCAAAACCAATCTAGTTTAGGTTTAGGACAACTAGCTGGTAAAGGCTTAGGTTATGTCAGCAATATGCTTGACACCCCATTTGATACAAGCAAACTGCCGACTACTGGTTTTAATCCTAGCCAAAGTTACCAAGATGCTTATATGCAAAGACTTCAACCCCAAATACAACAAGGGCGTGAAGCATTAGCAACTCAATTAGCTAATTCGGGTATTCCCGTAGGTTCAGAAGCCTATAAACGAGCAATGATGACGCAAGGTCAAAAAGAAAACGATCTTTTAGCCGCTGTAACTACTCAAGGTTTTGGCGTTGGTCAACAAGCTCGTCAACAAGGATTACAAGAACAAGCCTATTTGCGTAACGAACCACTCAATACATTAAGTGCTGTAAGAACTGGTGCACAGGTGCAAGGCCCTAGCTTTGTAAATTCTGCACAGCAAGCTACAACGGCTGGCCCTGATTTATTGGGTGCAACACAAATGAGTTACAACGCCCAATTAGGTGCGGCTAATGCTCAAAATGCGGCTAATAATGCAATGACACAAGGTTTATTTAGTCTTGGCGGTGCTGGACTTACAGCATTTTCAGATATTCGCACAAAAGAAAACATTGAAATCATTGGCGTAGCTAATAACGGTTTAACTGTCTACAAATATGAATACAAGCCTAAGTTTAAAGACCATGAATTAGCAGGTCATGGCGTTCATTACGGCTACATGGCTCAAGAAGTAGAACAAGTCTACCCTTACGCAGTTAAAACCCTAGATGACGGCTATAAAGTCGTAGATTACGGACTACTATGAATCCTTACATCCTACAGCCACAACCAATGCAAGATGTTAGCGGTTTGCAGCCTGTATTTCAAAACTTTGGCCAACAGCAAGCTAATCAACAAGCGGCACTTGCACAGCAAGGTCAATTAGCACAGCAAGCTGGGCAATCTCAAGGTAGTGGCATGAATCCTTTTGTTATGGCGGCATTATTGCGTAAAAAAGATGCTGGTGGCACATCTAATTTGGGTGCTAGAGCAGACATGGCTATGAATTCACAAGCATCACCTTATTTACAAGACCAAGTTTCCCAACTAGGAAGTAGCACTTCAAATCCATTTAGCAACTACAACATGGGTACTAATGGATGGGGAAATTACGGAGAATAATATGGCTGATATTGGAACACTAACGCCCGAACAGATGTTGCAACAGCAACAGATATTACGCCAGCAAAAAATGGCTGAAATGTTAATGCAAAAAGGCATGGAACAGCCACAAGGTCAAATGATTAGTGGTCATTATGTTGCCCCTAGCATATTTCAAAATCTAGCTGGTTTAGCTAATACTTATGTTGGTCAGCGTGGTATTGAAAAAGGCGATCAAGCACAAATTGATTTAGCTAAAGCCATACGAGCACAGCATACTGACGAACTTAATCAATTCAATCAGTTATTGTCTAAAAATCCTATGGAAGCATATAGTTATGCGGCACAAGCCTACAATCCTAAATTGCAAGAAGTAGGCATGAAAAAGATGATTCCACAAGAATTTGATTTGCCTGAAGGCGGAAAACGATTTATGACAATGCCCGATGGTACTGTTAAAGAAGTTGCCGCAGGTGGTGAAAAATTACATACCGTTAAAGGAAATTTAGTTACTTCTAGTGGAAAAACTATTTATTCTGCACCTTTAACTGGTGAAGAAAAAGTTAATCCTGCTGAAGCATCGTTGCGTACATCATTTTTGGGTCAAGCAACGCCACATATTCAAATTAGCCAAGCGTATCGCAAGATTGAATCTGCTCCTGATACTGCCGCTGGCGATATGTCTAAAATATTTGGTTTTATGAAGATTCTTGACCCAAGCTCTACAGTTCGTGAAGGCGAATATGCTTCTGCTGAAAATGCAAGGGGCGTTCCTGATACTGTCAAGGCTCAATACAACAAAGTTATGAGTGGTCAAAGACTTACCCCAGCACAGAGAACCCAATTTACACAAGCGGCTGGCGATTTGGTTAAAAGTCAACAATCACAGTTTGAAGATCAAAAGAAATTTTATGAAAATATTTCTAAAAATTACAAAATTGATCCTGCCAATATTATTTATAACCCTTATGAGGGTATGAATTTGCAAACTACGCCACCAAAAGCACCAAAACAACCCGTTAATATTGGTCAACAATTAGGTATTCCGCAATCAAACATTATTAACCAAGCAGATGCAATTATTTCAGGTAAAAAATAATGGCTGACGAAATAGTTCAATCAAATCCTGCCGAAAAATATGCCGCTTGGATTGTGCAAAATGCGGACAAAAAAGGTACGCCCGAATTTAATACGGTAGTGCAGGCTTATGAATTGTCTAAGCAGCCACAAGGGTCTGTTCAGGTTATGTCACCTGATGGCCAACCTTTAAATACTCAATTTGGTGAAACTGGTGGTGGTGCGGCTGTTGGTAGACCACAAGGTATAAATCGTACAAATGTATTAGAACAACCACGCCCTACTGAATCATTATTAGCTGGTGTTACTAAATCTGTTATTGATCCTGCCGTTGCTGGTGCTCAAGTTCTTACTGGTGGTCGTTTAGGAACTAGCGAACTTGCTCAAAAATTAGGCGAACAAGGACAAGTTTATTCTGAAGAAAACCCTGTTTGGTATGGCACAGGTCGTGTAGCTGGTGCTGTTGCTCCTGCAATGGCTATGTCTAAAGGTATTGGTGTAATCCCTAGTCTTACCAAATTAAATCCGTATGCACAAGCAGCTGGAATTGGTGCGGTGCAAGGTATATTAACTCCTGAAGAAACTGGCAAAAAAGATTTAGATTTATTTAGACAGCAAATGTTTAATGCTGGCACAGGGGCGGCTATTGGTGCTCCTACGCCATTATTAGGAAAAGTTATTAATACCGCCTATGGTGCTGGTAAAGCCGCTTTAGAACCTTTTAATCAAGCTGGAAGAAATCTTATTCTTGGCCGTGCTTTACGCCAGTTTTCAGGCAATGATGCAGAGCAAGCTATTGCTAACATGAGAAATGCACCTGAATTTGTAAAAGGTTCTAAACCTACTGTAGCTGAAGCCGCTGGTATTCCTAGTCTTGCCGCCATGCAAAGAGCCGCATTAAACGCATCGCCTGAAGCTACTAACGCTTTAGCACAACGCCAAGCACAAAATGCTGTAGCCCGTACTACTGCTTTAGAAAACATTGCATCACCTACTAGAATGGCTAAATATCAAGATTTAAGATCACAATTAGGCGATGAGTTATATAGGCCTGCTTTAAACAAAGCAATGGACTTTTCTGCTTTGACCCCTGAAATGCAATTACAGGTTGGTTCTTTAGCTAAAACTCCTGCTATTAAACGGGCAATGGGTCAAGCCCAAGAAAATGCTTTAAACAAAGGCTATGATCTTGGCAATCCTAATGGTTCATTGCAAGGTTTGCATGAAACCAAAATGGCGTTAGATCAAGAAATTAACGCTGTAAAAGCTAAATTGCTTAGAGATAATGCTAGTGCAACAAGTGCTGAATTAGATGGTCTTAAAGCCGCAAAAGATAGATTGCTTGGTTTTATTGAAACTGTTAGCCCTGATTACAAAAAAGCTAGGGAAACATACGCTAGATTATCTAAGCCTGTAGAACAGCTTGAAACTATTTCTAATATTGCTGATAAGGCCACTAGAGATAAAGATTCAACCATCTTGCTTAATCGTTTTTCTAACGAATTGGAAAAAGCTAAAAAAGAAGGTTTATTGACCAAACAGCAATTGACTAGATTAGAAAATATTAAATCTGATATGTTGCGTACCGATTTTGCTAATGAAGCTGGTCGTGGCGTAGGTTCTAATACCATGCAAAATCTTGCTTATAACAATATGTTGCAAGAAGTTAATTTGCCTAATTTGCTTAGAAGGCGTGGCATGGCTGAAACCGC